GCTGAAGGCGCTTGCGCTGGCGGCCGGCTTCAACGACCGCGATGCGTCGATCATGGCGGCGATCGCCATGGCCGAGTCTGGCGGGCGCAGCAACGCGCACAACAACAACGTAGCCACCGGCGACAACAGCTACGGCCTGTGGCAGGTCAACATGCTTGGCCGCATGGGACCGGAGCGGCGGCGATCGTTCGGCATCGGCAGCAATGAGGCGCTGTTCGATCCGGCGGTGAACGCCAGCGCGGCGCGCAAGGTATTTGAGAGCCAGGGATTCGGCGCGTGGTCGGTGTTCAAGTCCGGCGCCTACAAGCAGTTCCTGCCGCAGGCCATGCGTGCCGGTGCTGCCCCGATGGCGCCTGCGCTGCCACCGGCAACCGCTCCGGCGATGGCTGGCGTAACGCAGGCCGGCGCCAACCTCAACGCCGCGCAGGGTGAGCTCGCCAAGCAGCGCCAGCTGCTGAACGAGCAGCAGACCGTCGCCGCTTTGCAGCAGGCCTATGGCGCGATCACCGAGGAGCTAAGCCGTCAGCAGGAGACGGCCGGGAACAAGCTGCGCGATCAGGTGCGCTATTTCGAGCTGCTGTCTCAAGGCATCAACCCCGAAATCGCCAAGCAGCGCGTGGAGCTGGAGGCAACGGCCGCGATCGAGCAGGAGAAGCTGCTCGCGATGGAGGCCGAGCTACAGGCGAAGATCGCCACGCTGCCGGTTGAAAGCGCGCTGCGTCAGGAATTGGAAAGGCAGGTTGCGGCGATTGAGGACCGGCTGAACCTGCAGGGGCAGATCGTGGACAAGACGATCGCGCTATCTGAAGCCGAGCGAAAAGCCAACGAACAACGCGAGCGGCAGCAGCGCACCATCGATGCGGTGGCCAACAGCATCGGCGACGGCCTTTCGCGCGCGTTCGATCTGCTGGCGACTGGCACCGACGACTGGGGAGCGAGCCTCAAGGAGATCGCCAGCGGCGTGCTGAAGGACATCGCTAAGCAGCTGTTCCAGATCTACGTGATCGAGGCTGCGATCAAGGCATTGAAGGGCATCTTCAGCGCCGGCACCGATGCAGCTGGCAACGTTGCGCCCAACCTGGCCGGCTTCGCCAACGGCGGCGTGATGACCTCCAGCGGACCGGCACCGCTGAAGCGCTACAGCCAAGGCGGCATCGCCAACCGGCCGCAGCTGGCGCTCTACGGCGAGGGCAGCAAGCCCGAGGCCTACGTGCCGCTGCCCGACGGCCGCCGCATCCCGGTGGCGCTGCAGGGGCAGGACAAGATGCGCGAGGCCATGGGAGCAGGGCCGACGCAAGGCATGGGCGCCCCGGTGCTGAACATGAGCTTCCAGAGCACCAACATCGGCGGCGTCGAATACGTCAGCCGCGATCAGCTGGAGGCTGCCATGGCCGAGACTCGGCGCGCTGCATCCCGCGACGGCGCAAAGCGTGGCATGACCATGACGCTCGATAAACTGCAGCAGAGCCCGTCCACCCGTACCCGTGTGGGGCTGCGCTGATGGCTGAGCAGTTCCCCCGGATCAAGCCGACCACCCGAGCCTTCAAGCTCGGCAGCTTCCCGGTGAAGACCTACCGGGCGCTGTCGGGTGCGACCGTGAAACGCGCCTTCGGCAACCGCCCCAGCGGCTACGAGCTGCAGCTCGGTTTCGACAACATCCCGGACGCCACCACCGAGCAGCTGCTGGATCACTACAACGGCTCCAGCGGTGGCTTCGATCGCTTCACCCTGCCGGCTGACCTGTTCGCCGGCATGACCACCACGCTGCGCGGCTACATCCAGGCACCGACCAGCATCCGCTGGGAGTATGCCGGGCCGCCGGAGGTGCAGTCGGTCTACACCGGCCGCAGCCGCGTCTCGATCACCCTCATCGGCGAGCTCGACTTCTGATGACCGAGATCCGCATCTGCCAGTTCTTCAAGCTGCAGACGACCGATGGCGTCACGCACCGCTACCAGAACTATTTCGTGGCGCAGACCGCCATCCTGCAGAGCGAGAGCTACTTCTTCGCGCCGTTTCGCGCCGAGGGTGCGCTGGCCACGCTGAACGGCGAGAACGCGCAGCTGCAGGTGCTGTTCCCCCATGTGGACTTCGCGCTGGTGCTGGTGGAGCGCGGCAACGGCAACCGGCTGAGCGAACTGACGCTGACCACCGCCTGGCTGAACGCTGCCGGCGCCATCACCAACACCGCCACCGACTATTACATCGGCCTCGGCGCCAGCTTCAGCGAGACCACCATCGAGCTGCGTTTCCGCTCGGCGATCGACAGCGTGGGTTCCAGCTTCCCCGGCCGCAGCTTCACCCGCGACATGGTGGGACCGCTGCCGCTCAACTCGGAGCTCTACCTGCGATGAACGACCTGGTGGGACTCGGCTACGGCTGGGGACACCGGCCGGGCGATGGCAGCGGGCTCACCGACTGCTTCCAGCTGGCGTGCGAGGTGCGCGACCGGCTGGGGCTCACCAGCTACCGCAAGCGCTTCCAGTGGGTCTACAGCGACTGGAGCGAGGAGACCTTCCCGCGTTCGATGATCGTGCGCTGGGTGCTCGAGCACGGCAGCCCGCTGAAGCGACCACAGCGCGGCGCGGTGGCACTGCTGCCGGCCGGTGGTGGCACAGCGCTCGGCACCTGCCTTGGCCGCGCGCTGCTGTTCATCGGGCCGGGGCAGAATGTGGTTCAGGCGCCGCTGCCTGATGGCGTGGCGCGCTACTTCTGGATGGATCGATGACGCGCAAGCTGCTGCCCTACGAGCACGAGCTCATCCAGATTCTCAAGGTCTCAGAGGACGAATACCTCGAGTTTCTGGCGGTGCAGCACGACTTCACGCGATCGCGTGAGGAGAAGCTGCAGGAACTGCGCGCCGAGCCGATCTCGATCATCCTCGCGGTGGTCGGCATCATCCTGCAGGCCGTCAGCTACCTGCTAACACCCAAGCCCGAGGAGCCGAAAAACCAGCGGCAGCGCCGTGATCAGGTGTTCGCGCCGCGGTTCGGCTTCAACTCACAGCAGGAGCTGGCGAAGTACGGCGACCCAGTAAACCTTGTCTACTGCAACGTGGACGACAACCCGACCGGCGGCGTGCGCGTGGCGAGCTCGCTGGTGTGGTCCGCTGTCCACAGCGAGGGCTCCAGCCAGTTCATGCAGATGCTGGTGGCGATCGGCGCGTCCAACATTGAGCGCATCGCACCGCCGCGGATTGCGTTCGGCCAGACCCCGATCCGTCAGCTGGCAGCCGGCAAGACCTGGGCGTATCTCGGCGCCAACCGGCCGCTGCGGTTCTCCGATCTGATCCGCGGTGATGAGAGCGACCCGACGCGCATCGGTGAGGCGGCCAGCAGCATCGCCTACCGACCGACGCTGATCGGCGACAACCATCAGGACGGCTTCAGCCAGGCCTTCTCGCCGAACACCATGACCCGGTTCGGTGTTTTCGCGCCGATCCCGATCAACGTGGTCTACATCGACCGCGATGAGGACGGCAGGGAGAAGGACGCACCGCTTGGCGTGGAGATCGCCGGGCTGGAGAGCTACTGGCCGCTGAACGTGCTGAACGATGCGCGTCCCACGGTCCCGGTCGGGCAGCGCATGACGCTGATCTTCCGCCAGATCAACTCAGGCGGCAGCGACACCGCACGCGCGGCTAGGGAGCTGCGCCGAACGCTGTCCAGCTACATCGACGCGGCCAGCACCTACAAGCTCGGCAGCGCGAAGTTCCGCGTGGCGGCACCGATCAAGAACGTGGAGCTCGAAGACGGCGCCATGCGTGTCTCGATGGAGTGCATCGAGGCTGGCATCTGCCCGGCTGAGGACTACGGCACCGAGGACTTCAAGAAGAACGGCCGGGAAGCGCAGAGCGAGATCATCCAGTTGCAGGGTGAGATTGACGAGCTGGACCGCTTACTGACGCTGAATGAACCGATCTTTCTTCCTGGTTTTGCCGATGCGGCCAATGCACGGCTTGAGGAGTTGCGCGCAAGAAAGCAGCAGCTTGCCGACCTGACGGACCGCCAGTGGACTGACGCGGAACTTGAGAGCATCTTGAACGGCAGCATTGCGGTTGATGGACCGGTGCGCCGAGCTGCCGATGCGCTCGACAAAGCTAGAGACGAAAGGCGCGATCTCCAATATCAAATTGATGATCAGCTTGAGCTTCCAAGGAACGAAAGAACAAAAACGCCGCAGCAAATAAACGCTCTTAAGGTGCGGCTTATTGAAGCCAACAAGGCTATCAAAAAGGCACAGGCGCGTCTTGACCGCCGCATTGAGCGTTACGGTTTAGCCGATAAAGTATACGACTGGAGCTATAGAGGCGACAGAAGAAGGACAGCCAAGGAGGAGCGCGCGTGGATTATTGACTCGGAAAAAGACACCCTTAACACCCTCTATCAGCTGGCTTCTGAAGCAGGAAATCTTAATCAGAACGCAATGGATCTGCGCAACGCAGCTTGGCGCAACCAGAAAAACCAAAAGCAGCAGCGCATCGACTACCTTACCCGCTACCTCGAAAACCCGAACAGCTGGAACGACTACTTCAACACCAAGTGTCTGGTGAAGATGGAGGAGGCCGGCTACGAGACGATCACCGAGTGCCGCGTGGTGGACTTCGCGCTGAAGGCCAAGGTCTTCAAGCGCATCCAGGGCCGTGCGCCGAAATATGGCAAGGAGAAGGTTGAGCGGTTCCGCGACAGCGACAACGGCACCAAGGTGCGCGCGGCCTTCTTTTGGCTGCGCTACCGCCGCACCGGCAACGAATGGAGCCGACTGCCCTACATCTTCGCCGTCCGCCGCGGCGCCGACGTAGACAACTTCATGTCGCTGAAGTTCGTGGCAGGCGACAACATCGGCAACTGGCAGTTCCGCTTCGATCCGATCGCCGAGCCGGCTGCCGAGATGCAGTTCCACGGCCTCGCTGATTTTGCCTACATCGAAAACAGCGGCGACACGCAG